CCTTCTGACATAATAAGGTCGTACCAATCCTTGGAGCCAACAGCAACGTTGTTGCCTGCCTGTCTTGCTCTTGTGATAATGTCTGAATCCCATTCTGCAGGGCGGTTATTACCGAAGATAACTGCAGAGTCAACACGCTGTGCGATAGCTTCGATGACTCTCGGGGTAACTTCACCCATGATGTCAAATTCGGCATCATCGAGAACTGCCTCGGGAATAGGTACGATAACAGCAAGCTCTGCTGCTGTAAGCCATACATTGTCCCAAGCCTGTTCGCTTGTCTTCTTAAAGCCTGTGTCACCGTTTACCCAGTAAGCCATAGGAAGCTGATCAAGAACACGGATTCTTGTCTGCTTGCTTGTCATATTGGGGAGCTTTCTTGCAAGTGACATAACTGCTGATGTCTTAGGTACATCCTGGAAAATCTGAGGAACTACCTGTTCACGGATGAGGGCTTCTGCAGCCTCCCTTGAAATAATACTTTTCGGCATAAATTATCAATCCTTTCCAAATAATGATCTCAAGGCTTCATTTGCCTTAGTTTTTGCTGTGTCTGTCTGACTGTCAGGTCCTGATGTATAACTGACCACTCTGGGTGCTGTTTCATCATCAAAAAGATATGCCTTGTCTTTCTTGACCTGTTCGAATGCGGCTTCAACGTCTGCATTCTGGTTCTTTGAGGCTCTGAGCTTCTCAACATCAAGGAAGGGAAGAACAGCTTTAAGGTCTTTTGCCTTATGCTTCTTTGCGGTTTCAGCGACAAAATCGTTGAAATCTCTGTCTGCAAGCTGTTTTTCGTGTTCTGCCTTGCTGTTTGCGAGGTCTGTTGTGAGCTTAGATATCTGTGACTTAAGTTCGCTCACGTCAACCCCTTCAAACTGTTTGAGAGCCTCTGTGGCTGTGTCGAGCTGAGATTTGTAAGAATCTCTTGCATCTTTGACCTTGTCAAATTCTGCAATGGGTCTGTAATTAGCTTTCAAGGCTGTTTCAAACTCCGTTTTTTTGTCCTCGGGAACGGAAAAACCATATTCACCGAGAAGTTCATAGATGTTTTTCATGGGGTTTCCTTTCTACATGATATTTACACTGCTCTGTCTGCAGTTGAAAGTTAGTCAGATAACCTCTGACGGGGTAATTTAGGTATGAAAAAAGCACCTTGCAAATGCAAAGTGCTTAAATCAGCTGTTAAATTTTATTTCTTCCTACCTATCCACGCCAATGTTATAAGCGTGATGCATATAATGGCAGTTATTGCTATAGGTGTATTCACGTCATCACCTCCTGAAAATGGGTATAAAAATAGCACCTTTGAATTTCATTTCAAAAGTGCTTCTACATATTCTTTATTCTTTCTCTTTCTGCGTTTAAAATTTTGTCACATTCTTCTGGTGTTTTATCAAGGATTTCATAAGTTTTGTTGTCATCTTCAACATATTTATCTAAATCATCTTTCATCATAGTTCGTACCTCTTAAACTCAAATTCATATATATCCCCTAATTCTCCAAAGCCTTTGTCTTCCATAGTTATTTTACTATATCGGCTGTATTTTGTCAATGAAGCGTTGTAAACTTGTTCACTTATTTCGCATTTAGGTTTAGTATATGTAAATATCGTACCATCATGACAAACTATAACGCCCATTGACTGATTGCTTCGCTTTGCAATGGCATTTAAATCGCCAAGGCTCGGTATACTACTGAACGGGTGATTGTGAACGCCTATTAAATCTAAATCAGGATTATTCAATGCTGCTTTCATCTTGTCCGTTAAAGCAACTTTCAACTTAAGATTTGAAGTTGTATTAAAGCCTTCGAGTTTTCCTGTTTTTGCATTAATCAGATACATACTCTCGTAGAACGTTCCGTCACGATGTTTAAGCATTTGCTCAGATACATCTCTGATTGTATTATTCACATTATCATTATCCGTTATGTTATCAAAGTTATTGCTCCATTTTTCACTGTTTACAGCATCCCATTTAACTTTAGTTTTCTCTATGTTGTTATAATCGTCTTTAGAGCGTCTTTCACTTTCATTTTTGAGTTTCCACTTCCCTTGCCCGATATTACCCAAGCCGTCAACGGTCACACGCTGTCTTTGCTGAGGTAGCTTCATTGCTTCGGAAAAACGGGTATATTCGGCGCTTGTTCCTCTGTATCTTGCTCTTGCAGCTATGATATCATCTTCATCAGCTCCGCCCTCTTTAAGCAGCTTTATTTTCTGCCTCTGGGCTCGCATAGTGGTTTCAAGTCGGCGCTGCCTCTGCAGGGCTTCATATTTGGTGTATTCCTTGTCACCGTATTTAACGGGGGTATTCTCCTGCCTGTTAAGTTCTTCAAGCTCCTCAGCGGTATATGAAGGCTCCGAAATGCCGGGGATAACGGGATAATAATCGTGATAACAGTTTGCACCGTGTAAGCCGGTGACAGTTCCCAAGCCACACACAGAAATAAGCTCCTCTTTGGTGTACCATTTGCCTTGCCATACCTGATGTGAAGGTCTTGCTCCGCCGTGCCGGGTCACTTCAAAGGTATCAGTTCCCAATTCCTCTGCATTCATATCGTTGACCTTGCCTGTGAGCTGAGAAAGTCCTGTCATTATGGCTCTGCGAGCCGCTACGTCAACACGGTTGCTCCACCCGGAAGCATAATCAACGGTACGAAGTCCGCTGTTTGTCATTTCGCTTACTGCTCTTTTAATAGCTGTGTTGTAATCAAAAACACCCTGACTTATGCCGTTTATGGCATTGTCCAGAGTGTTCTGATAATATTCTGCCGCAGGTGTAAAGGAAAGACTACCATCAGTATTTCTCACTGCAAAGCCCAACGATTGAGAGATATTTTTCATCTCGTTTGAGGTTTGCAGGGCAATAGCTGAAATGCTTTGTTGAAGTGTGTAGTTCTCTTCAAAGGGTATGCGGTCAATACCTGCCTTGTTATAAAGCTCGGTATCTCTGGCATAGCCTTCTTCCACGATCTTTTTATACATCTCTTCCATGTCCTCATCGGACAGGTTGAGGTGCTTTTTTATCGCCTCTTCAATGTCGCTTTTGGCATATCCCATCTGCTGAAGCCGATGCATCTGCCAATCTGCAGAACGGGTTATTTCTCCGTTTATCCTTATTCTTCGGATAATATCGGTCATAACCTGCGTTTCAAGAGCTCGCATCTGCTTATCGAATGCCATTGAAAGAGCTTCAATTTCTCCCGGTGTCAGCATTATTCAATCACTTCCGCCTGACGAGGAAGATTTTTAAGAGCTTCCTCAATGGTTTCGTCTCTGTATTTTGCACGGTATTCCTCAGGTCTGAGGGTACCGTTGGCAAGATCCTTGCGGTCATTTTCTCTGTCGCTCTCGGGATCGGCAAGAATACTGTCGCCCCACTCAAAGCTCATTTCGTAATCACCGTTAGGTGCAAAATTATAAAGACGTGCCCAAAAGTATGCAGCTTCGCACCATTCTCTGAGTGCTATCTCCAATGCTGCCTGAGTGTCTGAAACAAAGGTGTATGAGCGCTGTTTGCTTGCTTTGATTTCCTCTGCAGTTTTATCTACATTCTGCGGGTTAGAAAGCGTACCGTAAGCAAGAGAGCAGTTAAACTCAATGAGCCTTAACTGATTGTTCCAGCCCTCATAGAGTTCCTTTGACCTTATCTTAGGAGAATAAACATCAAGCAAGGGCTTTTCTTTTGCGCCGGTATTGTATTCAACCGCACGGTAAAGTCTTTCTCTGCCTTCGGGTGCTTTATGTTTGTCCTGTTCCTTATCATACTTCAGCATTGATTCGGCAATGTGGACCGCCGCCTCTGTTGCTTCATATTCCCAGTTAATGCCGCTATAGCGTTTATCAGCTTCTCTGATATGCTCAACAGCTCTTGAAAAGACCGACACACCCAAAGGCGAATCACAGTCAATCTGATTTGCCATAGGACAGTTGAATAAACCAAAAGGTAAATGCGATATGCCCGAAAGCTTAACCGAAGGATGCATACCGGTCCATTCATCAACCTCTGCAAGTGTTGTTTCGCTGCCCAACATTCCGTCATTTGTGCTCTTGAACACACGGTTTTCTATGGTGAGCATATTCAAATCGGTCATTGTGTGTATTTCAAGCAAAGTGTAAATAAATCTGCCCTTGCGGATTTGCTCAATAAACACACACTTTGAAAGATTACCACTACCGTCAAAGCTTATAGGAAAGAAACGGCCTGCCTGTATAAACTGCGTCCTCAGACCTGTTTGTGTAGGCACGGGCTTAATAACAATGCTACCTTTAGCAAGACCGTATTCAATGTATTTTCTCAGCTTTGAAAGAACATCCTTTTTATAGTTATCATTGAGGAAATCGGCCATAGGAGAGCCTTTTATTTCAGTTTTTAATTCAAGTGTAACGAGTTTTGCTGTCTCATATGCAACAGAAGCTGAAAGGTTAGCACTTGAAACCGTTTTGCTTAACCAGGGCGCTTTGTTTTCATACATTCTGCCCCAAAGTTCAATTTGAGAAATCATTTCGCTGTTTACGGAATACATATTTTCTCCGCCTTCATTAAGGGTTTTAATTATGGCGGAATACATTGCCGAATAATTCAAGTTTAATCACCTCATTCGTATTTGATAAGCTGGACAATATCACGCTCAAAGGTATACTCAAAAGCATCCAGCGTGTCTATATCACTTGTTCCGTCATCGAGACGGACATCTTTTGTCAGTTCTTTAGGATTCCACACCGCCGTTGTAAGCGCTTTTATAAGGCTTTCACAACCGTGCTCCATATAATAAAATCGCTGTTGTGCCATCAGTCTGCACGTACAGCGAATTCTGTCATTTATTTCGGTTTTCAGTGCGTTTTCTATCCTCAGCCAACCTAGGCCCTTCTTGCGAGCTGTCGAGCGCAAGCCGAGTATAAGTGTTTGTTCTGCACTGTCGCAGTAAACGATATCGGGAGTTCCGTATATAGCAATAACACGGTAAACAAACTCACAGAACATCTCACCGAGCTTATCGGGGTCAATATCAACCTGCTTGCCGTTCTGCATACATTCGCAACGCTCTGACATCAAAGCAAACAGTTTGTTATACCCCCTATCCGTTCCTGTTGCGACAAATGTATGCGCCGAACCGCTACCACCGAAGTCAACACCGATTACTATTCTTGAAAGCGAAGGCTTCTGAGTAAGCATCATTATCTTATTTGATGAATAATCATCGGCAAAACGCTTGTAAATGAGTCCCTCTGCAACGGTCCAATGCCCTAAAATAAAACGGTCAAAATACACCGTTCCTCTGTACTCATTTTCAAGATTTCTCACCACATCGGGAGAAATGAAGGGGTTATCGTAGATCGAATATTCCTGAACATAAAGGTCCGTATCCTTACTGTTATACAGGAACTTATAAAACCAATGATTGGGGTTGTCCGGGTTGCAGGTACCGTCAAAGCAACTGTATGACTTATCAAGACGGGATTTGAGCATATCGAACACATCAGGGTGCCAGGTTACAACTTCGTCACCGTAGCAATACTTTATCGAGGATCCTCGAAGTACGTCCACTCTGGATATCTTTTCAGCGCCCAAGCAATAAACCTTTTCACCAAAGAGTGTGGCCGTATTGTCACTTCGGATATCTGACACAAGCTCCGTACCCCATATGCTTTGCAAGGGCTCGATAATATTCCTCTGCAAAGTTCCCTTTGTGTGACCGAGAATAACTATAAGACCTTCCTTGCCTGCAACAGCACGTATGCGCTTCGGTATAACAAAATAATCCATATACGTTTTACCGCTTCGGGTTGCACCTGTTTTCACGTTCCATCGATGTGTGGCGTTCATGAAATATTCCTGCTGTTTTATACTAAAAGGCACTCTTTATTCCTCCAAGCACATTATCAAGTTTCTTCAAAACATCCTCATTCTTTTTGCTCTTGTCGTTATTGAACATATTCAAATGCTTACCTATCATTTCAAGGGCATTCAACGCACCCTTGCTGTCGAAGGCGTATTCCCCTGTTTCTTCAAGCTCACCGTTGCGCCATTCATACACGGGTTTATGCTGCATACAACGGTTATAAACCTCTACCAACTGCATCACAACCCAATCGGCAGTTATGCACAATCTTTCCGCCTGTTCTGCCTGCAGCTCGCGCACGCGCGCGAGGAGTTCAGGTTTTTTCAGGTTTTCACTGCCGATAGAATATGCGGTCTTTTTACTGTAACCGGCACGGATGGCGGCATCGGTAGCGTTGTAGTCGATTATATATTCACGGCAGAATCGCTCCTGCCTGTCAGTCAGTTTCTTACGGTTTTCATCCTTCGGCATATCACCACCTCTGAATAACTATTCCCCCAACGACTAACACCACCCTGAATGACTCAAGGTGGTGCTTCGTTTTAGGAGGTTTCTATGAGAAAAACAACAATGGATGGGCTTTGTTACAACTTCCATTAATAGCATTATATCACGAAAGTATTACCCCATTTTCACCGATTTTTATTTTTTTACTGTTTTTTCTTATCGAGAAGGGCAAAAAAGCGTTTACGGTATGTATAGAACTGATTTATTCCGCAAGGCACATAACCCAGGCAGTCATACCCAAGTCCTGTCGTTATGTTTTCTTTCAGCTTCTTGCGGATAATTTCTTCTCCCGGGGTGACCTCTGCAAGACATTGGTCTATGAGGTCAACGTCCCTGCGAAGCTGCATAGCTCTGATTGCTTTCTGCTCCGTAGGCTTACCTATGCCCGAACTGCCGCCCTCGAATGACGGTGTTGAGCTGTAGATATTTTCAAGTTCTGATTTCTTCTCGTTATACTGCAAGCAAAATTCCTTCAGTTCACGGTAACGGTGACGGCTTATGTTGTTTTTCTTAAGGCTCAAGTCGTATGTTCTGGGCATTGTTATCACCCACCATTTCTTTTAATTCAGCCTTAACAGCAATAACAACAGGGTCATTAGATACCCTATCATCACATAACCTCTCCGCAAACTCTTTGACCGCTTCTTTAAAAAATCGCTTTGCACATTTGTTGTATGTCGTATCTGCTTCTGCAAGAAGTTTCTTCAACCTCTCAATCTCTGCCTGTTGGCGGTTGATGAGGTCAATCGTATCTTCCGTCATACTATTTACACAGTTGCCACTGCCATAATACGGACATTCCTCGCAGACCGTTGGAATCTTCGCACAAAGCTCATTTGCCTTTACAATCTCGTTATCTGTCATTTTCTGCACCTTCTTTCTTATCCATTTTTGCACCGCATTTCGGGCAATAATCGTGTTCGAGTGCTATCCATTCTGTGTTCTCACTATTCACCCAACCAGCACCGCAATTAGTGCACCAAATGCCGTATTGTCCGTTACGATAACCCCATTTCCACTGTTCGTGCCGTATTTCAACCACATCTGCGGCGGGTATCATATCAATTCCTTTTGCAAGAAGAACAATATCGTCCACCGGGTCAAGTGTTTTCAAACCGTCTGATATGGCACCTTTACCGAAATTTTTGATATATTCTTCTGCATCTTTGCGTTTGATGTATTCATTCATTACTATCCTCCTTTTCAAACCTAAATTTCATCTGAGCTGGACATAAGTCAACCTCTGGCCTTCTTTTACCAGTCCACCGTATGCCACCAGCTTTTCCAACACATTTATATCCACTCGCTCTTAATGATGCGCCATTTTCGCTTTCAAGGATATATGTAATTATTTTTTTGTATCCCATTGCTCTTGCGGCTCTCCATGCAGCACCATACAAAATCGAACAGGCGTTTTTTGTGCCATCAGTACAACATCGAGTTACCTCAAGTGTCCAACCATCATCAAGATATCGGCTTACTGGTCTTCCGACAATCGCAACCCCTACTATTTTTTGTCCGTCTGTCACTGCGATAGAATATTTATGACCTACAACAGGCTTATGGTGGCGATGATGCAACTCTACAAATTTATTTGCTTCTGCAAGTGATATAGGAACAATATCAAGTGCCACTTTCACCACCACCTTCCACATCTTCCTCTGCAAGAAACACTGTTTTTCCTACGGCGCTTTCAAAGAACATCAGGCGTTCTGTTGCATAGCCTTCGAGCTCTTCACACCGGGCGGAATATAACGGACTGGCTTCATCACCGTGCAGCTCGTAAGAAATACCTATCACTTTGTAGCGGTAGACCTTGTTTTCACCGTTGTACTTCTCCATGCGGTAAACGTAGCCGCCTAATTTGCATAGTGGCTCAATAATACGAGATTTGTCTTTGAAATTCTTACACAACGTTTCCGCATTTAATTTTATTTCACTTGACAGCTTTACTGCGTGACACACCTCGTTATGCACACAATTCTTACACGTTGACATTAAAACTACTCCTTCCCAATCTCATCTATCCCGATAAATATCCCCGGTATATCTGCCCAGAACTTCTCTGTTATCTCGCTTACCACGAGTGCATCATCTTTCCAGAAGCCTAAATCTGTCATAACGTCTTTGAGAAGCTTCTGAAGATTGTCCGTATCGGGCTTTGTTGTTTTATATTCGCCGTTATGATGTCCCACCGTTACAGGAAAGCACCACTTCGTTACAAGTCTCACAGCAGAGGTAAACGGTTCGTGCGGTACGAACTTACCTAAGTGAGCCGTCAGCTTCGCTCTTGCATCTTTTAACTCCTGTGGCTCATATACAACCGGCTTACCGTTCCTGACAGTTATCTCTTTTTCCTGATGCGTGACGGTAGGCGGTTTCATTGCTACGAAAAATTGTAAGTTCATTTTTGCTCCTTTTCATTTCGCATTTGTCACGTTATGCATGGTTGGGGATAACGCCCGCTTTCAGCGTTATCCTACCAACATGCGTGACGTAGTGCGGCGGGGATTTTTATTACCCGTAAGGGTAAGTGTTTTTCGCCACACTGTGAAAAACATGTTTTCCCCTGTTTTCCACACGAGTGTGGAAAACATAAAATTATGTTATTCGCAACGGTGTGGAAAACATAAAATTATGTTATTCGCACTCATCACTTTTGATAACTTTACCTGTGCTTTTATCAACATAATATCCGTATTTTTTTATCCAATCTCTTACGGTGCGTTCCTTCATACTAAGTGCATCAGAAAGCTCTTTAACAGTCGGATAATCTTCAAATGAACATGTATTATATACATTTTCGAACTTTATTTTATTCTTTTCTTTTTTTCTCTGTGCACTTTCCTTGTGCTTGTCTGCCGCTTTTTGCCACGGGGCTTTTTCCTCTGCTGATATATCCTTAAGTATTCCGCTTTCATCTTCTCTGTGAACAGGATAATCAAACCACAAGTTCAGAGGCGGGAACTTCGGGAACTCACGAAGGGTGCCTTCGATGCGCCATGCCGTTCTCGATTCCTGCTTTGATTTTGCTTCTCTGACTTCCTTCATAATGTTTTTATAAGTTATGTCAGGAAGCTCTTTACGGCAGAAATCAAGCATATTTTCAGCTATACACATATCGTCCTGCCCTAACTTGTCCTGCCATTTGTCTTTCATAAAACGGTTCAGGAACTTTATGCAGATATCTATTATCGCCTTATCGGTCTGATGAACCTTTATTGCATCTGTCAGTTCGAGTTCTATGAGGTCCAGGAGCGCATCAGGGTCACGAGCAAACACACCTGAGCCTGATGCTCTGTCCATACTTCTCTTGCCGCCCTGAGCACCTTTTGAGTGATGATGGCAATAAATCACGGCACAGCCTAACTCCGTGCATACCTTATCAAATTGATTGCAGAAATGAGCCATCTGATCGGCAGAGTTTTCATCACCGGTTATGACCTTGTATATCGGGTCAATGATAATGGCTATGTAATCCTTTTTGTACGCCCTGCGTATGAGCTTCGGGGCAAGCTTATCCATAGGAACGCTTCTGCCTCTTAAGTTCCAGATATCAATATTTTTCAGATTATCAGGACTTACCTTAAGAGCAGTGTAAACATCTTTAAATCGGTGCAAACAGGAAGCTCTGTCAAGCTCAAGGTTGACATATAACACCTTACCTTTTGCACAATTAAAACCAAACCACTTACGACCTTCAGCAATAGATACACACATCTCTATGAGTGCATAGGATTTACCTGCTTTTGAAGGACCGGCAATGAGCATCTTATGCCCCTGCCTGAGAATACCGTCAATCAAAGGCGGTGCAAGTTCAGGAAGATTATCCCATTGGCTTTCAAGGCTCTCCGGGTCGGGAAGATCGTCGTTAATGCTCTCGATCCATTCCTTCCATTCGGTAAAGTTAGCCTTACCGATATTAGTGTCAACGATATATTGCTTCTTATCCTTACGCACCACACCGGGCATACGTGAAAGTCGAGACGGATTTCTGTTCTGGCTGTCGATTTCGAGTCCGTTTTTGCGGCATACGGCGTAAAGATAATCCACTCTCTTGCGGTATTCCTCATAGGTTGCTGCTTCAATCTTAACTATGGCATGAAGGCTTTTACCTCCGGAATGAACGAGAACAGCAACAGGCAGCTCCAATTCGTGAATAAGGGCATATTGCTTATCGATTTCCATAACATCGGATTCAACCAAGGCATATTTGAAATCAGTTACATTTTCATTCTTTACACCTTTGCCGTCTAAGGGATTGAAGCGAATCCACGCTCCTACGTCTTTGTTATAATCACCGATAACTGCGCCGATGTCACCGTCACACTTAGACAAACCTTCGATTATCTCGCCTGCGGTATGAACATAGTTACCCTTCTTAGGCATAAACCTTCCGTCTTTTTCCCACGTTTCCGTGACATAGCCTACTGTTTCGGTTGAATCGAACAGAGTTTCAAGGTAAGTAGTAAGCTCTTTTACAGGGTTAAAATCAAAGGGTTCATGTATTTCCTTACTCTCTATCCAATTTTTATCAACGATAACATAATCATCCTTATGGCTTCCTATTTCATCGTCCCAATCCAACGCTCTGTTTTCAGTATCACGGTAAGAACGGTATCCGTTTTCGTATGCCATTTGAGCTACTGTGGCTATTGTTACATTAGCACCTGCAGCACCGTTAAAGGTTTTCCACTTCAGTTCACATTCGCCTGCGTGATAACGGCTGTCAGCCTTGCTCCATTCATCCCATATATCACACTCAAAACCTTCGTCTTTGAGCGCCATACCTACATTTACCCATTCCTGATACGAAAGTACAGCAGGGTTAATATATGAGAGTATTTCAGTTATATTTTCTTTGTTTATTTCCATATTTCAACCTCTCTTATGCCGGTACATATTCATTAGGAACGATACCTGAAGGTATGCGCCAACCGTTTGCTGCTATGCGATCAATAAGCTTACGTGCCTGTTCAAACTGCCATGTACCCACGTGCTTAAAACCTCTGCCTTCTAAGAAGCGTATCTGTTTAGGCGTTGTAAGGCCGTTATCCCTTCGCTTTGAAAGCCTGTCGAGTAGCATCTGAGCTTTGCCGGCGTTATCAATTTCATCGGGCATAATACCGAGCTTTTCAAGGGTTGCTTTCTGCTTATCGGACGGCGGCGCCATTTCCCAACCAAAGGAGGGAACATAGCTTGACAAATCCTCAGCCTGAATAGACATTTCAAACTGTAACGGGTCAACAAGCTTTCTCTTTCGCTTACGCATTTCTTCAAGAGCTTTTGCAAGTGCTTCTTCTCTTTCAGCGATAACATCATTCGATGCAGCAACTTCCGCCTCTTCGATATCAACGGGACAACCCGTCTCTTTTTCGAGGTTTGCTGTCATTTTCTTGGCAACCTCTTCACTTTGGCATATAAGGTGCGTAGGCCGGCACAATTCATGTCTCTCTGTATGCCATAAGAAATCAAGTAAAAGAAGATCCTCTTTACCTTCGCAAAGACGTGTACCTCTACCCACCATCTGACAATACAGTCCTCTGACCTTTGTGGGTCTGAGAACGATAATACAGTCAACCGAAGGACAGTCCCACCCTTCCGTAAGAAGCATTGAGTTACAAAGTACGTTGTATTTACCTTCGTCAAAGTCTTTCAAAACTTCGGCTCTGTCGTCACTGTTTCCGTTTACTTCGGCAGCTCTGAAGCCTTTTTCGTTAAGAATATCTTTGAATTTCTGTGATGTCTTAATAAGAGGCAAAAAAACAACTGTTTTCCTATCCTTGCAATAGTTAAGCATTTCATCAGCTATTTGAAGTAAATACGGGTCAAGAGCGCTGTCAATGTCACTCGCCTTGAAATCGCCTGCCTGTGTAGAAACGCCGCTTAAATCCAATTTTAAAGGGATTGTGAGAGCCTTTATGGGTGAGAGATATCCTTCCTTTATCGCCCTGGGCAAGGTGTACTCATAAGCAAGGGATTCAAAGACTTGTCCGAGGTTTTTCATATCGCCTCTGTCAGGCGTAGCTGTAACTCCTAACACCTTGGCTTCTGAAAAATGCTCCAGCACTCTTACGTAACTGTCAGACAGTGCGTGATGAGCTTCGTCAATGATAATACTATTGAAATAATCTGCAGGAAAACGGTTTAATCTCGCCTCTCTCATAAGAGACTGAACAGAGCCTACAACAATTCTGTACCAAGATCCTAAACAAGTGTCTTCGGCTTTTTCTGTTGCTGTCATTAAACCTGTGGTTTTCTCTATCTTGTCTGAAGCCTGTTCAAGCAATTCCCCACGATGAGCGAGTATCAAAACTCGCTCACCCTGTCTTACAAGCTCCTCGGCTGTCTTAGCAAAAACGATTGTCTTACCGCATCCTGTAGGAAGTACAAGTAAAGTCTTTTTCACACCCTTATCCCATTGCTCAAATATGGCCTGTTTGGCCTCTTTCTGATAAGGTCTGAGTTCCATTATCCCTCACCTCAGAAATCGCCGTATTTGTTCGCTGAAGGCAGTTCTTTCGGCTCAAGGAAGGATTTAATTTTGTTATACTGATTACCGTTGTATGTATCAACAATAACCTTACACTTGCCCTTTGCACCGATAACCTGCTGCCAGTTCATACGCACCTTTTCGCCGTGTTTCTTCATACCTATGGCAATAAAGAAGGCTGAAAGCATACCTTCTGTTTTTGTGTGAAGGAAAAGGTTGTGTATAATGGTTGTACTTGCGCCCTTATCGTCACTCACTTTAAGGGTAAGAACAGCCTTTTTACAGGGCGGAAGCTTATCAGAACCGTTGTGCATGGCTCTCTCAAATTTGATTACCTCGAAGTCATATGTTCCTTCAGGTAAAAGTGTAAATTCGCTTTCCTGTTCGATTTCGTCATCCCAATCGAATGCTCTTTCTAAATTTTCTGACATTTTAATATCTCCTTATCTTAAGTTATTTTTTATATAATCAACGACCTGCGACCAATGTGCTATGATCCAGCCGTCAATAAAATCGGGTTCGTAGTTTTCAATGGGTGTGTCTGCCGGGAAGAAACCTCTTGCTGCCACAGTCTTGCGTATCTCTTCGTCTGTGACCTGCGACATATTCATAAGGTCAAGAAGGTTTTGAGGTATGCGTGAAGTGTTCGGATTCACCGTCGGTTTATCTTCTTCCGGATCCAAAATCATTGGCATAGGATCCTCTGTGATTTCCGTGAACGTCTCATGCTCTATGGTTCCGACCCTTTCTACCGGCTTTACGCTCTTATCAAATATATGAGCAATAGCACTGTATTCAAAAGGCAGCTCATCAGCAAGTCCGTGTCTGTTCTTTGCATCCCAACAAGGATGATGTGCAGCATACATAACACGTTTATTGCCTTGCGCCTTAAATTTCTTGCCTTCCTTATCAGACTGAACGGCAAATGTTTTGTAATTGGCGAACAGCACCATATCTGCCCACTCTTTTACAAGTGGCGATATCTGAGAGCTTGTCTTTTTGCCGAGCTTCAATTCCCAACGGTCATAAGCACCCATTTCATCCGGCTGCTCGAACTTACGAAGCTGAGCGTGTGCGGTAAGCACAACGTTTATACCTGCATCTATAACCTTGTCAAGAAGCATAAGAAAACGGGCAAACTCTTCCTTTTCATACACATAGCCGTTACCGTAACCGAAATCTTCAATGCCTTTCTTACCGGCATCGGCACACACTTTATCAATACAAAGCTGTTCAGCCCAATCAATTGTGTCAATAATCAGGCTTTTGCAAACAGAAGGAGTATTGATTACATAATTTATCTGTTCCTTAAGCATCGTCCAGGATGTAGGCTTTTCCATTCGCCTGACATCCATTCTTTTTGTGCTGCCTTCGGTGTCGATGAAAAGAGGGTTAGGGAACTTTGAGGCAATAGTTGACTTGCCTACGCCTTCGGGACCATAAATAACGACCTTCTCTGCACAATTTATTTTTCCTGATGTTATGTTCATTAAAATTCACTCCAATCCTTGTTAGTTGTTTTCATGTGAGTTGTGGTAACTTCCTCATCTTTTATCATACCGTCCTCAATGATAATTGAACATTCGTCACCCGTGCCCACACGTGTGGCAATAGCCTGTAGTTCTTCTTTTTCGAGCCACTCGCCGAACTCCTTAAGCGTTTCAAGATCCATTTGTTCCAATTTATCAAGAAGCACAAAGCCGCACTCAGGGTTAAGTTTTCTGACAATGGCTGTCGCCACTCTCAGCTGCTCAGAGGCAGACATAGAATCCCACTTCTTACCTTTGTATATGAGTTCACCGTTTTCAACGGAAAGTTCCTGTAAGGGAAGGTCTGCATTCTTAAGCAGGTCGATTTTCCTCTGACGTGTATCTGTCAACTTTTCTGAAAGTTCGTCATACTGCTTACGGTATTCATCAGCTTCCATTTCCGCCTTTTCTCTGTCAAGGTTCGCACGGATCTTCACATTGATTTCATCAATTTCACGGATATTCTTTTCAAGCTCTGCGGTGCTTTCATCGTGAAGCTCTTCGGCAGTTTTAAAAGCTGTTTCCATTTCCTCTCCGACAGACCATAACTGTGTCTCTAACTTTTTCAGTTCATCACGCATAGCATTTACTCTGTTTGCAAGACGGTTTCTCTCAGCCTGCAACTCATATGCCTTATCTCTTTTACGCTGATTTTCTCCGTTCTTAGCAAGGATATCCTGCTGCTGTCTGATAAGCTCAGAAGCGGAGATTATCTGTGCAGGTACATTCTGATAAACGGGCATTTCTTTGGCGTACTTCGCCTTTTGGTCTGCAACCTGTCCGATTGTATGGCGCTTGTTATACAGTTCGCTTTCTTCTCTTTCAAGGGCATAGAGAGTATCCCCGACACCGATTATACGAAGCAAAGTTTCTGCTTTTTCTTTCCCGGATGCTTCCATAAACTTGGGAACATTCAAAGCAAACTGTTCAACAAAGTGGTTCAGCAGGTTCTGCCCCGCAAGTCTACCCGACGGATCTGTTACCTTAAGGTCGCTGTTTTTACCTTTACGCTCGACAATAATGCCGTTTGAAAGTTCCACCTTGAGATAAGGCGGAACTAAAGAGCCATCACGTGCTGCAGAAGTCGGTCTGAATCTGTCCCCGCCTAACGCCCAGGCTATTGAATCAAGAACTGAGGTTTTGCCCTGGTTGTTTCGGCCACCTATAACGGTCAAGCCGTTATGTGACGGTTCATACTGAAGCATTTTAATGCGCTTCGTATTTTCAATTTCAAAGCTATTGATTTTTATTGACATAATTACGCTCCTTTTAATGCGGTTTTTCTGCCCCACCGTGTTGGAGCACGGTGGGTGTTTTTGTTGTATTATTCTGATTTTTCGTAAGTTTCGTGGGTACCGTCCAGAAGCTGCTTCTCAGCATCGCTTATCAGATAACCAAGCCTGCAAAGCAGTTGATACCATTTTTTCAGATCTTCGTTCTCGTTATAGCAGCCTCGCCAATTCCATGTTTGGTGATGGCTTTCAATTTCCTCAAAATATACAGCCAATATGCTCAGAAACACTTTTGTCGGATTTTTTGCGAGGAGTTTTCGGAACTCTTCTGTTTCATACAGTGAGCAATCGTCTTCATCGTCTTCGTCAATTTCCTCAAGAATATCAATTCCAAGCACTTCAGCAACATCTGCATCATCCAGATAATAATCAAGGTCAATTCTCAGTTCAAAGAACAACTGCAGCACCTGATTAAGATAATTTCCGTCATACTTCTTAACGAAATCCAGACGAAGTTCGGAGCAAAGTGTGCCGACTTCTTTCAGCTTTTCAAGCCTCGCATCCCTTTCCTCACGTTCAAGCCTTTGCTTGCGCTCACGCTCTTCTTCCTCTTTTACAGAATTTTCATCACGCTTTTTAAGAAGATAAAGATAATTTGTTTCCCATGAGTCCTTTCCGCCAACCTTGAAAAAGTATTCAACAGTATCGGAATCTTCAGGAGCTCTGATATTGTTTATCCAATCGAAGTTGTTATAAACATAATCAGACTTTACTCTTTCATAACCTTCCTCAGTATCGACTTCCGTCGCAAAGGAACGGTACTTCTCAATTAAGGCTTCTTTCTTCTTTTTATTTTCTTCGGCAGTCAGTGCGTTTCTGAGAGTATAATCAAAATTAACTGTACCTGCAGCATCAAGCACCTTCGCTTTAAGCTTCGGGTCCTTAATCTGTTCAAGCTTTATGTATTGCTCTAAGGTCGCACCTCTGCCAACGGACTCCTGAAACTTATCCTTAGGCAGTTCTGCCATTTTAATACGGTGACGGACTGTTGATTTTGAAAAGCCCGTTTTCTTCTGAATTTCGTCTACGCTTTCGCCTAAATCAAGCATAAGCTGAATACCGTAAACCTGCTCCGGAACTGTCAGGTCTACCCTCTGCATATTCTCAGCAAGCATTGTTGCAACCTGTGTTCTATGGTCCATATCCACAACCGCACAAGGTACCTCTGCAAGACCTATCAGCTTCGATGCTGCAAGACGGCGGTGACCTATAATTACACGGTATCCGTCTTCATAAGGTACGACTGTCAGATTCTGCAGAATTCCGCTTTCTTTGATACTGTCTGCCAGCTCCGTAACATCTCCCACGTCTTTTCGAGGGTTGTCCGGGTGAGGATAAATCTTACTTGTAGGAAGATACACAAGTCTATTGTTCTCCTCTTCATCATCAAGCCAGAAATTCTCAGGCTCTTCGACTTCAAATCCCCTGATTTCGCATCCGGGACGTGCGTTGCCTATGTAATACGGACATTCATTTTCCTTAAACTTAAAATTGCATTTTCTGTCACACTCACTCTGAAGCGGACAGCGTTCATTTACACTTATCATTGTTGTTTCTCCTTTGTTGATTTGACAAATTTATCATTTAGTGTTAAAATCAAATCAGCACTTGAAGAAGTGCTGTGTGTTTAATTTCATTTTTCGACCGTAGTGTTCGCAGCACTGCGGTCACTTTTTTATTCATCTGCATCCGGCGTTTCCCTCTTTTCTCTTATCTGCAAGATCTTCACTCTGTCGCTGCCTAAGGTGGTGGCTATGAGATATGTGCAGTAACCGTCAATCAGATAGAAATCACGGTCAACATAAATCGGTGGCAGCTTTCTTCCGGCAATGAACTCTGCAGTTTTCTCGATAAGCTTATTCGGTCCCGGTGGATTATCGCTGAATGATTTTCTCACCTTTATCTTACCGAGCGTGTGTTTGCTCCTTCGTATACACTCAAACATTGTTATCACTTCCTTCCTCTGCAATCTCCGTAAACCTGAACCTTTGCACCTTGCCGTCTTCATCAGGCACGTCCCTCTCCCACGTTGGTCTGTAATTCAGACAAGGCTTGTCCCGATTTACTTTTTCAAATTCGGCAGGAACCGTCACCGGCTCTCTTCCGTGAGTTTTTACATAGGTGTTTTCTGCTGCGGCTCTGAGCTCGTCCAGCTCTTCCTGCTTATCGCACAGAATGATTATCAATGCAAATACGCAAAACAATGCCATAAACGCAATCAGCTGCCACCAGCTCACATCACCTGCCTGCTCTATAGCTCCGATTGTGCCTAACGTACCAAAGCCCGTAATTATAGCAAACAAAAGAGCTATACCTTTGGCTATATGTAACTCGATTTTATTCATTGTTGCTCATCCTTTCTATTCTCCCCTGCAGGTCTCTCTTCTGAATGTATAAATCTTTCAGGACCTCTCCGCAGGCGTTAATCCTTACTGCGTTCTTTGCGGACTCATTGTGACTTTCAAGATTTTCAATTTCCTTGATGTATAAGTCAATGCTTATCTCTACCTCTGACAGCTCGTCTTCAAGCTGTTGCTTTGTTGGGTTCATAGAGTACTCCGTTCCCGACATAATCAACTCACCCCCTGAAGTTCCTTGTACTCTTTCAACAGGCAGAATATCTCATCAAGCTTTTTGTCAATGATGAGAAGAATTCCGTTATCGTCTATCCCGTTTTTATAGTTTACAAGTGCCTGAGGGTTTATGTGATATGTCCAGGTCTTGTTCTTCCTTGCAGTACCAAACGGCATCTTGCCTTGCTGTAACTGCCAAGCGAGCATTGAATAAGTCATTCCCAGATAGTCTGCTGCCGTTCTTACCGGCACTTCATTCATACTGAGAATTTCTTCATCAGTTATCAATGTTTTTGGGTTCTTTGCCATTGTTGTTACGCCCCCTTCATCGTGTCGCCGTAGTTATATACCTGCATACAGTAACACTCCTGCTCTTTGCAGTAATAGCCCGCATTGGACCAGCCTTCATAGCCGAAGTGATTAGCAATAAGCAGATATGTATCACCTGTTCCTTTCAGGAAAAGCTGTTTGAAAGCTCCCTCTGCAGTTGTTTCACTGTCAAGAAGCTTATCAAGGTTGATATTCTCAAAAGCGTGTGGGTGTCGGTTCTTCTCCATGCTGTTGTTGTATGCACGGGCGATTTCTAAGAATTCAGCAAAAGTGAATCTGATGTTGTATGTAGTTCTTACCTCTTGTTTTGTTATAACCATTGTTGTTCTCCTTTCTTGGTTAGCTGTTTACCCTTTCGCACTTCTCATTGACAAAATACAAATATTTTTGTATAATTTTCCTTGCCTATATGGCAGAGGAAAGGGGTTGGCTATGTTAAGCGAACTTTTTACTTTGCCTGTTCCCAATAATCAGATGACACGGATATTGAAAATATACGGCGATTCTGAAAGCTGATGCGTAGGCAAACAAACACAGCAGAATCGGAACTGCTAAAGTGATGCGTAGTCTAAAGAAGTGAAAGTGTGGTTCTCACGGGGCGTTTGTTTCGGTAGAATACGAAACCGCCAATTCTATACGGATTGGCAAAACGAACCTGCAAGATTATTTGGGTAAATAAACTCGGACAAAACTCTAACGAAACCACACTTCGTTAGTTTTTTGTTCAGTGTTTTGTTGCGTTTTATGCAACTTGATTTGTAAAAAAATATAGTGTTACCTCTGAATCAGGAATTTCCAGTTTACGTTGGAGATAACGAGCTTCTTTCAATGTCATCTGTGCTTTTCCTGATATCTTTTGTCCCAAAGTATAAGGGGATAATCCCATTTCAGCAGCTATCGCCTGAATCGTTAATCCACACTCATATATCCGTGCTTTTATCTTCTTTTCGTTTGGCATATTTCTCACCTCCTCGTTGCGTTTTGCAACTTTATATTAACACCTTGCTGTCCTTTTGTCAATAGCGAAATGCAACTTTTTTTATATTTGTTGCAAAAAGTGTTGCATTTTCCGCAATTTTATGTTATAGTGACCTCGGGTGATAGAAATGTCAAATAATATGATTACTGCAGAAAGACTTAAACAGTGCAGAATTAAAGCAAAGCAAACTTTAGAGCAAATAGGAAACTTAACAGGGGTTCATAAAACAACTGTAATGCGTTGGGAAAAAGGAGAAACCGAAAGAATCGGTCTGCCAACCATCCAAGCGTTAGCAACCTATTATAGAGTAAATCCAGCTTGGCTTATGGGTGCAGACGTTCCTATGGATCCCTCTGCAACAATTCCCACAGGCTTCTCCCCTGTTCCTGATACAGTTAAGCGCCCCCGTCTTGGAAAGATATCTTGCGGTGTTCCTATAATGAGTGAGGAAAACTTTGACGGCTATGATGAAGTTCCGAAGCATATTGACTGTGATTTTACATTGGTATGTGACGGTGACAGTATGACAGGTGCCCGTATTCTTGACGGTGATATAGTTTACATCAAGCAACAGCCAATGGTTGAAAACGGTGAAATCGCCGCAGTTCTTGTTGACGGTTGTGAAAAGCTTCTGAAACGTGTCTACATAACTGAAACCAGTATCACGCTTCAGGCAGAAAACCCAAAATACTCACCCCTTATCTTCATCAGAGAAGATATGAACAGAGTGAGTATCATCGGAAAAGCTGTAGCGTTTATGAGTGTGGTTAGATAATAGAGGAATAAATATGGATAAAATATATCAGTCAATAATAAACACAGGCAAAAAACTCGCAGCCGAAAAGATTGTTTTGTTCGGCTCCAGAGCCAGAGGTGACAACAGAGCAAACAGCGATATCGATATTGCCGTTTACGGCATACCTGAGCAAAACAAATTTCTTTTCAGAGAAGCAATAAGCGATTTGCCCACCTTTTTAAAGTTTGACATAGTTTTTATAACAGATAAAACAGATGCTGCTCTTATTAAAAATATAAACAAGGACGGAGTGATTTTAATGAGTAAATTCAGCGAAAAACTTGATAAATTCTGTGATGCAATCAATAGACTTGAAGAATCTATCGAAGAATACGAGGTATGCTCTTTATCCTCTGCAAGAGACGGAGTTATTCAGCGTTTCGAGTTCTGCACCGAGCTCGCATGGAAATCAGCAAGAGAATTTTTGATATCTGAGGGCTATGTTGATCTCAACAGTCCCAAATCTGTTATGCGACAAGTCTATGCAGACAATTTGATAACAGATGAACAAGGCTGGCTTGAGCTTCTTCAGGCACGAAACCTTACTTCTCACATCTATGATGAAAACACAGCCGGAGAGGTCTTTGAAAACATAAAAAACAAGTATTTAAGCTTATTCAAAGAGCTTTCAGAAAAACTCGTAGAGTTCAAATCAAGTTTTTAAAAAAATTTGACAAATTGTGTTACTTTTAAGGCTTTTTATAACTATATAACGATAGGCAGTATTTGTCTATTAAATTTAGTTAAAGTCAAGGAGTGTTTATATGAAAAAACTCAAGCCGTGGCAAATTGTTTTACTTGTTATGTTCTACCCGGTTGGGATAGTTTATTTAATCTATCGCATTTTAAGGTATTTATTTAACTCTAAAAATATGAAAGGGAAAACCTTTTACAACGGAAGACACGCAGAAACAAACAACAAAATCGACAGCATAAATTTAAAAAATGCATCAGAACTGAAAACGGATTTGGTAGAAGCCGATTATTTATTTGGTTGTTGTGCTGAATGTGCAAAGTACCGAGGGCGTGTGTTTAGCATTTCTGGCGATAGTGATATTTTCCCCAAAAAGCCAGAATATATTGACTGTTCTTGTTCCGACATTGTTTTTTATCCCTTTTTTTATAAAATTTCAGAACCGAATGTATGGGATTATATCGGACGAAAAGTCGATATAGTTAAATTCAGTAATAGACCTTTCATTGATGATCGCACACAAGCCGAAAAAGAAATGTATGAGCTTGACTTACAACGAGTCGCAAATGAAGAGCAAAAAGAAAAAGATCGATTTGAATATAACACCTTACTTGAAATATTTCCAAATGATGTTCCAAAATCTTTTGGAGCTTATCGTAGAATGAAAAATGCAAACAGTTCAGGATTTGCAAAAATAAAAATACTTGCTGAAAAAGCCGGAATAGAAATTAAATAAAGGTGTATCAATCATGTTAAAAATTGTTCAATTTATTTTTGAAATTGTACTCGGAACAGCGATTATGTTTTTTGGTTCATTGTTCGCTATTTGGGGCAACACAAAATATTTAGGTATCGCTATAATAGGAATTGGTGTTTTCATTTATTTCGTAGCAATAGCAAACAATCCGAAAAACACAGATAAACCATCAAAATTAAAAATGAGTAACATTAAAAGATCGCTAACTATTCTCTTGTGTTTGGTTGCTGCTTTTATATTTTTATTTGTTGATATAAACAATACAAATACTAACATCGACACAAACACCAGTACAACAAGTACTACCGAAGAAACCACATACAAAGCAAGTAACCTTGGAGAATACAAAGTCCAAATTAAAGAACATTATAAGTCGAAAGGCTTTTATGATGAAAAATTGGTTGTAGTCGTATTTACCTTTACAAATAAATCAGATGAGGCTATATGTTTTAATGATGCTATAGATGTACAAGCATTTCAGAACGGCGTAGAGCTAAACTTATACATTGCGACAAACATACCGGGACAAGTTGATGTCCGAGATTCTTATAAGGAGCTTAAACCCGGAGCAAGTTATGATGTTCCTAAAGCATATATCCTTGATGATACAGAAAATAGTGTTGAAATAGAACTTTCAAATCAGTTTGTCTTTGAACCTATTACATATACGATTACTCTAAACTAAACAAAAAACGCCCTCGGCGCTACCAACACCGAGAGCTGAAATACCAATCACTAAAGCCTACAAAAACCAAGGGAGTGGTACGCCTATATTCTACCACTTCTTTGAATAAAATGCAATAAAAGGAGTGGAAATTTATGAAAAGAAGCGCAAACGGCTCAGGAACCATTTACAAGCGAAAAGGTGTGAGCAAACCATATATCGTATACGGTAAAGCTTACCTGTCAGAGGGTGTGATGAAACGAGAATATCTCGGCGCATTTAAGACCAGGAAAGAGGCCGAAGAACGCAGAATCGCATATATTATAAATCCTGAGGTAAGAAAATCAGACCTGACTTTCAAAGAAGTATATGAGGATTATATAAAAACAAACCGTTTCAGAGATTTAACACGTTCAACACAGGACGGATACAAGGCAGCATACAAACATTGCGCCCGGTTATACTCTGTTAGATTTGCGGACCTAAGAACAGCTCAGATGCAGGAAATAATCAACGACTTGGCTTCAGCCGGAAAATCCTCTTCGAGTGTTAATAAAGTCAAATTGTTATTTTCTCTGCTTTCAACCTATGCAATGCAAAATGATATCATTACAAAAAACTATTCTGAATTCATTACGTTACCCAAATTTGAGAAAACTGAAAAGCGAGCTCTGACAGACTTAGAAATCTATAAAATCGGTGAAGCCGCAGTAAACGGCAATAAAACAGCACAATGGGTTTATTATATGATTTACTCAGGTTGGCGAATAAGCGAGCTTTTGGAGCTTACGGCGTTTAATTACGATGGAAATGAAAAAGTATTCACCGGTGGTAAAAAGACTGCTGCAGGCAAAAATAGAGCCGTTCCTGTGCATTCTAATCTTCAATGGATTATAGACAAACAGCTTGCCGAAAATGGCCAGACAGTTTTCTGCATGGAAAACGGCAAGCCTATGACCGCAAATTATTTCCGCAGATATATGTTTCAGCCTCTTCTTGAAGAATTGGATATTGACCGAGAAATCACACCGCATATCACACGTCATACATTCGCTACAAAATTAAAACAAGCAGGTGCAGACGACTTTTATCGTCAGAAGCTTCTCGGACATTCGAGTTCAACTGTAACTGATATTGTTTATACTCACGCCGATATCCAAAGTTTACGTGATACTATCGAGCTTTTAGGCGTAAAAAATGTATGCAGTTTGTATGCAGTTTAATAAAAAACCGCAGAAAATGAGATTGAACAGCAAAAACAAAAAACTCCCGAAAGCCTTATCCGTAAAGCCTTCGGGAGTTTTCACTGGTGATCCATCGGGGATTCGAACCCCGGACACCTTGATTAAAAGTCAAGTGCTCTGCCGACTGAGCTAATGAATCACATTTAAACAGCTTGTATATGATATATTATTTTCAGATAATTGTCAATACCTTTAATAAAAAATCTGAAATAAATTGCCATTGCTTTCAAAAGGCTGACAGAGGAAATCTGTCAGCCTTTCATTAATTTAATTATCTGCCGAAAATGTTGTTTCTGCCCTTGAAAACGGGGAGAACTTCACCATCGTCGCCGTCATTGTCTTCAAAGATTGAAGCGGCATTGCTCTTTTCGGGTGCGTGGAATGCGTCAGCTGCGGGAGCTGCATTTGAGGTTGCATTGCCTGCCTGATTATTCTTGTTATATGCTTCGTTGAAGGCACGAAGGAAATCGCTGCCTGCTGCTGAAGCACCGCCGTTTGTCTGTGTGAAGGGAGAATTGTTACCGATTATGCTCTGGTCTGCTGAGCTTGTACGGTTTGTGTTACCTGAAGAAAGCTCTGAGAAGCCTGTTGCAATAACCGTAATGAGCATTTCATCGCCCATATTTTCATCAAATACGGAACCGAAGATAATGTTTGCATCAGGATGTGTGTTCTGTGCAATAAGGTCGCCTGCTTCCTCGATCTTATCAAGAGGCATATCTGATGAGCATGTAACATTGATGATAACACCGCTTGCGCCTTCGATTGTTGTTTCAAGAAGCGGGCTTGTGATAGCCTTTTCTGTTGCTTCTGCAGCGCAGTCGGGACCCTTGCCCTTACCGATACCCATATGAGCACGGCCTGCATCCTTCATAACGCTCTTGATATCAGCAAAGTCAAGGTTGATGTAACCGGGAACCTTGATTGTATCTGAAATACTCTTAACACCCTGCCAGAGAACCTCGTTTGCCTTGCCGAATGCATCACGGATACCAAGAGACTTATCACCGAGTAAGCGGAGTCTCTCGTTGGGGATAACAATAAGGCTGTCTACATTCTTTTCGAGCTCCTTGATACCGTCTTCAGCCTGCATCATACGCTTTCTTCCTTCAAATCTGAAGGGCTTTGTAACGATACCTACGGTGAGGATGCCCATTTCCTTTGCAATTTCAGCAACGATGGGAGCTGCACCTGTGCCTGTGCCGCCGCCCATACCGGCAGTAATGAATACCATATCTGTGTTCTTGAGAACATCAGCAATAGCATCTCTGCTTTCCTCTGCTGCCTTGCGGCCTACTGAAGGATCACCGCCTGCACCCATACAGCCTGTTGCCTTTTCGCCTATCTGAATTTTATGTGTTGCCTTGGAATTTTCAAGAATCTGACGGTCAGTATTGATTGAAATAAACTCAACACCGATTATACCTGCATTTACCATGCTGTTAACAGCGTTTCCGCCGCCGCCACCTACGCCGATAACCTTAATCTGGTTATAAGCTATGTAATCATTGTCAATTGCGAAACCCATTATACTTCCTCCAAACATTAATTATATTATACAGAGATATATGCCTAATCGAAATAATGTGTTTTCATTTTGCACCGTTTTTTAGGCGCATTTATAATCATAGCTAGAGCATTATATCACATATTATTTCAAATTTCAATAAGGTTATACATAAACTTTGACAGATTTTTTCCGTCATTTTTAATCAAATTGCTTAATTATACGTTTTTTAACAAACTAAACCGCTTTGAAATCAAAGCGGTTTAACTATTAGTCCGTAGATGTCCCGGTTGATGCTTGTGTGCTTTCGGGAACAGTTGTGTCCGATGTTGTGCTTTCGGTAACGGTGTCTCCGTTTTCGTCCGTAACCGGCTCTGTCTGAGGCTGAGTGGTTGTGGGATTGAGGTCGTCTTCACGGAAGAAAGCCTTCGTAACGCTCTTCAGGTTTATAACGCCCTCCCGGGTGTTCTTTTCTTCGTTCAGCTTACCTATAATCTCATTCGCCATTTTCACCTTTGCCTTCAGGTCGGCACTTGAGCCGAATTCAAGCCTGATTTTTGAATTATGTATGGCGGTTATCTGATTTATATCAGCAACATCTATATCGGTCAGCCTGATATTATCACCCTTTGAGCCTGAGATTATCTCCATAGCTATACCGTAGTTCTCAGCTGAAGCTGCCTTTGCGGGCATACCGGGGACAAATTCTTCAAACTCAATTCCGGAAAGAAGAACTGTTTTTCCTTTCTTCTCTGCCTGAGTTTCAAGCACCTTTCCGCTTGAGTCTATATATACGTATTTATCTTTATTCTTCACTGAGTATTCGGGTACGGTTTCGATTACCTCAAGAATAATACCTGAAGGGATATTTCTTGAAACCTTGATTTGCTTCACATACGGCAAGGCTACGGAGGCTTTTTCCGTAAGCTTTCCCGAGGTAGTCAGCCAAAGATTATCTCCTATGCTCACCTGAGCTGCCTCGATAACCTGCTCCTGAGAATACCGTGTTTCACCCTTCACGCTGACCGTCTCAATCTTGAAAAGAACGGTAAGTGACAGCGCCACAAATATACCCACAGCGATGAACAAGGTGAAAATCAAAGCCTCGGCTACCTTGCGCCTGCGTCTTTTTTTTGCGTGAACGGCAAATTCTCTGCGCAGCTCATCCTTTGATTTTCCGCTGTTTTTATTTTTATTATAGTATCTGTTAAAGCTCTTTCTTTCCTTGTCTTTTCTGCTTTTCTCTCTTTTTGAAGCTGTTTTTTTCTTTCCCGGCTGTTTAATATTTTCAGCCTTTTTTGTACTCTGCTGAGACGGGCGCTGCTCCTGACGTGAATATGAGCCCTTTGTTATTCTTTCCTGTCTTTCATCAAACCAGCTGCTTGATGCCTGCCAATCGGAAGGCACCCTTGTCTGCTTTTGGTTTCTGCCCTGTCCTGAGCTTCCGTTATCTCTCATATTCACACTCCCCGTCTTATATCTGCTCCGATTTTCCTCAGGCTTTCCTCTATTTTTTCGTATCCTCTGTCTATATGGTTTGTGCCGCTGATTTCGCTACTGCCCTCTGCTCCGAGAGCCGCAACGACAAGTGCGCTGCCTCCTCTCAGGTCAGGAGCGCAAACCTTGGCACCGTAGAGCCTTTCAACTCCGTCTATAAGAGCAACTCTGCCCTCAATCTTAATAGCACTTCCCAGCCTTATAAGCTGAGGCACGTGCTTGAATCTGCTTTCAAATATATTTTCAACTATAACGCTTGTTCCGTCAGCAAGTGCGGTCATAGCCATAACAGGTGCCTGAGCATCTGTCGGGAAGCCCGGATACGGCATTGTACGCACATTTCTTACCGGCTTCAGTCTTTCTGTTTTTCTGATTTTAACGCTGTCCCTTCCCATATTGATTCTGCAACCGCTTTCCTCAAAAACGGAAATAACAGGCTTCATATGCATAGGGACAATATCCTTTATCAGCACCTCTCCTCCTGCCGTTGCAACCGCTGACATATAGGTTGCGGCAGTAATGCGGTCAGGTATTATTCTGTGCTCACAGCCGTGAAGGGAGCTTACTCCCTCTACCGTTACCGTTCCGTCCGTATCGGTTTTTATTCTCGCTCCGCACTTGTTGAGAAAGTCTGCCAGGTCTGCAATTTCCGGTTCTCTGGCTGCATTGAAAATGTTGGTTACACCCTCAGACACGGCACAGGCTAGGATTATATTTTCCGTTGCACCTACGCTGGGAAAGGATAAGGTAATGTTACTCCCCCTGAAGCCCTTATCTATACGGCAGATAAGCTCACCGTGGCTTTCTCTTATATGTGCACCCAGCATTCTGAGCGAAGACAGATGCAGGTCTATGGGGCGAAGTCCGATTTCACAGCCTCCCGGGGTATACAGTCTTGCCTTATGCATACGGGATAAAATCGGTCCGAGAAAAACTATTGACGACCTCATCTCGTGCATAAGGCCCTCGGGAATGTCCCACTTGCTTATAACAGAGGAATCCACCACAAGGGTGCTGCCCTCTTTTTTCACTTTGCACCCGAGATATCTGAGAATATCGCAGGCGGCTCTTACGTCCGTCAGATCGGGACAGTTATGTATGACACATTCGCCTTCTGCAAGGAGGGTGGCAGCAAGAATGGGTAATGAGCTGTTTTTAGCTCCGTGAACGCTTATTTCTCCTCCCAATCGGTTACCGCCGTTAACTATTATTTTATCCACAGGAAACACCCTTTCACAAATAACTCTGTTGTATTCTATGTGAAAAAGTGTTTTTTAGTGAAGATTATTTATTTCCTGCCAGACTCACTACTATTTCCGCTATTTTTT